GGTTGCAAGCCTTTACTGTATGAATAAACAGGTGATAGGCTCGCCCCGCTTCGTGCACGGGGCGGGAGCCTTGGCTGGGCTTGCAGGGTATGTCTGCGGGCTCGGCGGCCGGGTTGGATGGTGGAACATCTAGCCCGGTCGCTCTTTCTTTCAGTGACTCACTTCTTCATTGGGACTTGTACCTGCTGCACGTCGATGCACTTCAGCACCTGCAGGGCGCAAGACTTCAGCGCGCCCTCGGTCGAATCCAGCGCAACGCGCCAATCCTCATTTCGCACTAGGGCCGGCCGCGCCGGGAGCACGCACGGCACCAGGCTGCACTCCGCTCGGGGCTGTGTAGGAGGCGGGGTCGGTTGTTTGGGGGCGGGCGTAGAGCAGGCCGACAGCAGCAGGCACAGGCAGGCCGAAATAGTCGGCGACGGTTTGATCATTGCGGATGAGCTCCTGAAGGACAGCCGACTGGGCGGCGTCGTTGCGGGTGATGGTCTGGCCGAGCTGCTGCATGCGCCGATCAATACGAGCTAGATCTCCGAGCAGCGTCTGCTGCTGCGCGAGCACACCAGCCTGTAGCTGCACCATCTGCTCGCTCGACTTCAGGTCTTCGGCAAGGCCCGCCGCCTCCTTTGCCGCCGCCGCGGTGTGCCCGCGCTCGATGTCGAGCCGCAGGCCCTGGACGAACCAAGTGGCTGCAACCGCCACGGCTATCAATGCTGCGGCAACCACGCCGGCGGCGAGCAGGCGGTACTGGGCGGGGATCAGGTCGGTGAGGCTCATGCGAGAGCCCGCCGCACGCCCTCGGCAATCACTGCCGGGGCGTAAGGGTTGCCGCCGTTCTCGTGGCGGATGATCGCCGTCGTCACAGCGAGCAGCACGGGCAGGGCTTTGATGTCGATGACCTCGTTCGGGTCGACGCCCGCGGCCTGGGCGACTGCCCGGATGTACGCTTCGGTGTCGTTCTCATTACCAGGCGCCCACCGCGTGATCGTCTCGCGCACAGTGTCGATACCCGTGCCACCGAGGCCCGGCTGCCCGTCTTTGCCGCGGTAGTTGATGAGCAGTTTGCCGAGGGCGCGGATGCCATTTTCGGGCGTATCGAAACGCGCGAAGCGAGGCCGGGATACGCCCTCCTCCAGCCCGATCTGCCCTTGCCATTTGTTGCGCGGGTTGAAATCGATATTGCCGGGGTTATTGTTCCGCACCCCGCGAGTTGCTGTTGCCATGCTTTTCTCCAGACATGAAAAAGCCCGGCGCAGTGGCCGGGCTGGGAATTTGGTTTGCGGCACTGCGTGCGGTTACGGGACACCCATTTCCGCACGCACCTGGGCGATAAGCTCATCGCTCAGCCGGCCTTGGTACACGCGCAGCTCGGTGACGTATCCGTTCATCTGCTCGGTGTAGGCGCCGCGGGCGCCGATACTCATGGCAACCGCTCCGACGTACACCGCTCCCACGGCAACCTCATCGGTGCGCGTTGAGTTGTTGCCGGCAACCACTGCGCCCGCGTTCGTCACGTCGCCATCGCGCGCACCGAGGACAATCTGCCAGGTGTTCAGCGCGACGGTGCCGGCCAGCTCCGCGGCGACCCCAGCCACGCCCGCGTTGAAACTCACGAGCCGGGCGCTTTTTGTGCTCGACACCCCGCAGTGCCAACTGCGCGTGTTGCCGCCGCTGTCCTGGCAAACCATCGTTGAGTTGTTGGCCGAGGTTGGCGCCGTGCTGAACAACGCCTTGACGAACACTGTAATGTCGGCTGGCGCGGCGATGGGCGCGGTGTTCAGCAGGCTACCGGCGAACAGCAGTGAGGGTTGACCGCTCACCCCTCCGTAGTAACGCGGCTGCCGGGTCTCAGTCGCCTGGCTGGCGGCGATGCGGTTGATCCGCCCGACCCACTGCGAGACCCGCGATCCGTCTGGCGCTGCCGCGTCGATGGCCAGCCACTGGTCGATCAACAGATCCTGAGCCACCAATTTCTTGCGCCTTGCCTGGCTGGCCGCGATACCTGGAATCATGGCGCCACCGTTTGGCCGATCAGATCCCACTCATCGGCGCCCACTTTTTTCAAGGTTACGGTCATACCGGCAGTCAGCACCCGGGAGCCGTCTGCACCGCTGTTGATGGTCACCCCCGCAGCCGGTGCGAGGGTGAGGTTGCCGGCACCGACCCTACGGATATGCACCTCCTCGGACAGGACGAATTCGCCGGCGGGCACCTGCACCGTCACGTTGCTCGCCGCGGCGAAGCGCAGGTAGGCCCCTACGTCTGTCGCCGCCAGGGTGTAGCTTGTCTCGGTCAGGTTGCGGCTGGGCGCCATCTTCTGGTTCGTGGGGTAGGCCACGATAGTGCCGCTGGCGTTGGTGACATAGAGGTCAATTCCGGAGCGCACGCGCACGTAGTAGATGGCGTTGGCCTCTAGCTGTGCCGGTAGGGCGTTGACGAACTTGTGCTGTTGGACGATCGCCATGGGCTCACCAGTTCGCCGTGGACCAACGCGGCTGCACGCCGACGCCGCCGTAGGTCAGGCCATCGGCATCTCCGCCGAGTTGGTCAAGCACCGCTTTGTTGCTGTGCGCGTGGCGCAGTTCCACGGCACTGTCGATATCTGCCGGCGTGCTGGCCGGCCGGCCAGCGAGGTCCGCCCAGCTCAACACGACATCCATCGACTCGTACTCGGAGAGTTTGTAGACCTGCTCAGCCGCCGCGTCCCAGGCATAGAGCGCGCTGCCGGTCTCCACAGTCGGGTCACCGCTGGCATCCACCACCAGGATCATCGCGCTTGCATCCAGCGTAGCGGTGAGCGCCGCCAGCGCGGCGTAGTCGGGCACGATCGATACGGTGCTTGCCGCGCCAGACCAGTTGGCCAGGGCCTGTGCGACCAGCGCGTTGATCATCGCGCTGTTGCCCACCGACCGCGGTTCACCCGCACTGTTGGTCAGATAGGACTCGGTGAAGCTGCCGTTCTCAACGAAATAGAAGGCGTTCGCCTGCATCTCGCCGGGCAGCACCGCGACTTTGAAAAATTTGACCTGTGCCATTACGGCCTCCTGATTACCATTGGGTTGTGCCCCACACGACGCCACCGCCGAGAGAGTCGATGAAGTCTTGCTCGCTGCCGGTGTTTCCAGCGTCGAGCCACAGTTCGTAGGCCGACTTGCCTGGTGGGCCCGGGATGCCCTGCGCCGCCACCAGCAGTGCCGTCGCCGTCACGGGGCTCTCGGTGACGAACACGGCGCCGCAATCGACAACGCCGACCTCGCCTATCTGCACGTCGCCCTTCAGCCAGTCGCGGGTCTCGCCGTCGCTCAGCGTCACGGTTAACACGTAACAGCCGCGAGACCAGAGCAGCGCCAGGGTCTGCACCGGCGTCATGTGAATCAGCAGCGCGCCGAAGCCTTGGATCTGGATGCCGCCGTTCTCGGTCGTCAGTTCCATGTCAGAGCCATCCGGCCCTTGAATCAGCAGCCGGGCGCTGCAGCCCGTGAGATCAACCGGCGCGTTGAACACCAGCACTCCGCCGGTAGCGCTCCGGTTGATGCCGTTCAGGCGGTTGATTTCGAGGGTGTCCGCGTCGACACGCTCTGCGCGGTGGGACGGCCCGCGGCGGCCCTGCTGGGTCAGCTCGAGCCAGCCGGCGGCATCCTCAACCCACACCGGCCACTCCTCTGGCAGGCCGTGGTTCGGCACCTTCAGCCGCAGGGGCGCGGTTTTCTGAATCTGCGAGATCGCCTTGTAGGCGTATCGGGATTGGCTGAGCAGCACCGGCTGGCGTAGCACCTCGCCCCGTGTGATGCGCAGCGTCCATTCAGCTGGTTGCATTGATGGCTCCTGATTGCCCGGCTCGGGCACAAAAAAGCCCGCACGCGGCGGGCTGAATATCCAACGACGCGATCAAACGTCCACGTCGTAATGCGGCAGATCCGGCGCGGCGCCGGTGATCACGCCGTCGGCGATGTAGGCCTTGCTGCCCACCGGCACGTCGACGCCGCGGACGGTGATCTGCACGCCGGTGCGCAGCTCGACGTGGCTAATGCCGTTGGGTTCGGAGATCGCGCGGACGGTCGCGACCGTACGCACGCCGCCAGGCAGGAGCCCGACGAAGCGCTTCCAGGGGTTCACGGTGGCCATCAGTGGTGTCTCTCCAGGCGCAGTTGCTGTTTCACCCGCACCGCGCCCGTACCCTCGGCGCTGATGTCGACGGCGAGACAGAGGCCGTCCCAGGTGCCGGATTCCTCGGGCACGCGATAGAGGTTGCCGGGTAGGCACAGGCCCACGCCGTGATCATCGTTGAACGGGAACAGCGGGATGGTGACGCCGAGGATCTCGATGTTGCCGCCCTTTGCGAGCTCGTGCGTGCCGCGCGCCTGGTTGGCCTCCTGCCCGGTGAGCCAGTCGTCGAACACGTCGGCGGCCGGGTTATCGCCGGCGGTACCGGCGCGGCGCACGAGCATCGACACGCCATGACTGGTGCCCGACACGTAGCAGGCGTTCCACGCCGGCTGCGGCGTCCACTCGCCGGAGAGGTCGGTCATCATGGCCGGCGGGATGATGTTCGCGATCGGGGCCTCCACGCCGTTCCACTCCCACGGTGGCACTGGGTAGCGCGGCACCACCTCAAGCACATCGGCAGCGCGGGCCGGGCGCACGATGGCGCCGATGGTCTCGGCGAGTTTCGCGATCACCTGAATGGCGGTCTGGCCCTGATAGCTCAGCGCGCTGGCCGGGAAGGTCCAGTCGGTGGCTTGCCAGTCGAGCGTGAAGCCGGTGTTGAGCAGCTCGGCCTCGGCGGCCTGGGCGGCGGTGATCGGCGCGCTGTTGAGCGAGGTGCGCAATGGCGCATAGGGCGCGGCGAGCAGCTGCGTGCGGGTCGCGCCCTTGATGCTGTAGGCCTCGGACGGGAATTTGCGGGTGCGGCTGTAGCTCTCGACCATCACCACCCAGGTCCAGCCGTTGATGTCGAGTTCCAACTCCTCGGCGCCATCGGCATCCGGGCGGACCAGCTCGAGCGCGGCGTGCGTGAGAATGTCGGCACTGAACGCCCAACTAAAGCTGTCCGCGTCCCAGCCGATCTTCACGTTCTTCGCTTCGATGGGCGTACGCGAGGGCAGCACCACCAGGTTCACGGTGTTGGCGATCATGTAAGTGTCCAGTATCTCGGGATCGGGTGGCGGCTCGGGCAACGGTTTGACCGGGCCGGAATAGTCCGGGTATTCGATGCCGGTGATCTTGCCGGCGAGTATCCGCGCACGGCCCCAGGGCGAACGCAGTTCGAGGCCCAGGCGCCGGGCGTCCTGCCAGCGCATGCCCACCCCGCCGCTATCGACCGGCTGGATACGATGGCTCGGCGCGGTGTAGCGGAAGTCGAAGAACACCCGCGGTTCAGTGCCCGGGAAGTACGGGTTGCCGCCGAAGCTGAACACCAGCGGCAGGGTGCCGGGGATGTAGAGGCTGTCGAGCAGCTCGGCGGCGGCGTCATGCCGGCGGCCGAACTCGTCGACGCGCCGCACTGGGCTGCCAACAAAGGCGTCCTTCCACGCCGGCATCGGGTTGTAGATCAGCACCAGGCGCAGGTCACGCGGGCGGATCGAGTGGTCCCAGCGGCCGCGCGCGGTGGCGTCCTTCGCCGGCACGTCATCCCAGCCGCTCTGCACCGGCAGCCGATCAGCAGCAGGCGCCCTACCCCATGGCTGGCGGTCGGCGACGTCGAGCCGCGCCAACCGGTCCCAGCCCATCACATCGGCTCGGTCGATCACGCCGGCGCGCTGCCACGCGGCGGCGACATCCTCACCCAGCGGCGTGGTACTGCCCCACTCCGCAGCCTGCGGGCGCGCCGAGGCCGGGCGTGCTGTAGACCAGCCGCCCCCAACAGTGATTGAAAGCATCAGAGCATCTCGACAGGGATCGGGCCGTGGGCCAGCGGGCGGTAGTAGCGCACGGCAACCGCGCGGGCGGTGCCGAGCGGGCGGGTAGCGTTGTCGCCCTCCGCCGCCCACCATTCAGGCTCGGTTGCGGGGAGCGTGCCGGCCTCGGTGATGCGGTAGAGCCAGCCGGTATAGTCGCTCGGGCGGATGGTTTGCCCGGCAATCACAGCCAGGTTGGCCTGGAACGAAACGCCCCAGTCATCGAGGCCCAGGGCGTAGCACAGGCCGTCCGTGACCTTCACGTCGATGACGCCATCGCCGCCGGGCGTAGGGCCGTAGCCCGCCAGGCGCCACTGGCCGCTGCTGGGCTTCTCGATCACTACGATCTCCCGGTCAGCCAGCGCGCCGTCGACGCGCACGACCGCCTCCAGCGTTGCCGCCTCACCGCCCGCACCGCCTTCGCCTGAGGTGATGTTGAAGGTGTATGTGCCGCCCTCTGTAAACGATAAGTACGCGGCACGCACTTTACGCGGAATAGCGTCATCTCTTGCGAATGACAGCCACTCCCGCGACTGCAGCGTCGCGAGATCAACGACCGCTGTATTGGAATACTCGCCCTGTCCAGACTCTGTCCAGAACACTAGCGCAAGGTTATCCAAGGAACCCCAGCCGCGATAAAAACGCAGGAACTTCTCTCCGGCAGTCACCTCGCCTTCGCGCAACATCCGAAAGCGCACGGCAGCCTGCGGAGCACGAAGGAAGTTCTGGTTAATGCACGAATAAGCGCGCCCCAAGCGAGCCATCACCAGAACTCCGGGTTGTCTGTATGGATGCGGGATGGAGCCGCTCGCCAGTTCAGCGCCAGGAAATAGCCGTGCCCATCACCCAGATCAATGAGGGTGTTGGCGTTGCGGGTATTGATCGAGGGGCCGCCAATCGCGACTGATGCCTGGCTCGGCTGAGAAAACATCAGCGCAGGCGCTAATGCGACTCCGCGCAGATAGCCAGCCTCGGTGTTTCCAGCTACCCAGGGGACGCGACAAAGCTCAGCGGCAGAGAGATTCAAGTATCCCGCCGTGCTCTGCACAAGAATGTCCTGAGAGGGCAGACCTGCCAACACGACGGCAAGCCCACCATTCCCGATAATCAGACCGGTTGAGGGATCTTTGACGGCGGTAAATCCCGCTCCGTAGAAGTAGTTATAGAGCGCAGCGGAGGTGGTGTTCTGACCGCCGACAGCAATGAAATGGCCGGCAGAATCCTCGCCAACATATAAAGCTGAGCTATAGCGACTGTTCTCCACGTTAGTAGAGTCGAAGGTGTAAAGAGTTGGGAATGCCGCAACTTGCAGCAGAAAAGTCTTTTCGTCCGCCAATAGATACCAAGTACAGCTGCCTGACGCCGCCGCAATCAATGCCGAGTCCACGCGATGCGGTGCACCGTTGTTAGCAGCAGTCCCAGTTTTCAGACCATCCCCGGTCATAACGTTTCCAGCCATGCCGGTGTAGGTTTCCGCGAGATAAACGGTCATGTACCCCGACGTCCACGTCAGGCAAACAAAACCCGAACGGCTACCATTACGGAGGACAATGTAACTATCGCCAACCGAGATCAGCTCCCAGCCAGCCGCTGGAATGTTTCCATAACCAGTAACCAAGCACCCTATGAGTATGCTCTTCACAGCGGCAAAGTGAGCGATAGAGCTCCCAGAAGCTCCGTAGGAAATAACAGGTGAGCCCGGCTGATCTCTGTGATAAATCCTTGCCATCAGTCCGCATCTCCTCTGATCTGCAGTTTGAATTGATCGTCATCGACGGTGCCCTGCCCGCTCACCACCGTGCGTACGACCCACATCGGCCCGAGCGCGGAATCGGTGTTGAAGCGCACGGCATTGCTCGCCGCCCAGCCGCTGCCCCAGCCTTCCTTCCGAATCAGGAAATACGGCTGCCCGGTCAGGGCGTTGACCGGCGAGCAGTCGCTGCTGGTGTTGCCGGCGGCGATGACGCCGAGCTTTTCCTCGACGACGTTGAACGCCGTGGCGCTGGTGAAAATCAGCGCCCACTTGCCGTCGATGGCGCCGGCGTTGGTGATCACCTGCGGGTAGCTGAGGCTGTTGTACTGGGCGGTCGTGGTGTTGCCGACCGGCGCGTCCGTCCAGTTCGGCGCGCCCGTGCTCCAGGTCTGCTGGGTGAACCAGGTGTGCACGCGGGACTGCATGTCGCCCCAGGCGATCGCGCTGGAAACAAACGTGTCGCCCGCCTCCAGATCCCACGGCAGCGGCGCGCTGATACCGATGTCGCCGGTGATCTGCACCTCGGTGCACAGCGCCATGTGCTCGACGCGATCGCGCACCACCAGCGGCAGGGTCAGCGGGTTTCCCTCTTCATCCTGCATCACCAGCGGGTTGGCCCAGGCCACCGTGCCCAGGTCGCGGTTGGCGGTGTAGCTGGCCGCACGCAAGGCCACACCGTTGACGTCGACGACCTCGATGGCCGCCTGCTGCTGGCGAGCAAGGTTGACGGTGCCGCCCGCTGCCGGCGAGGGCACCGAGGTTTCCCGCGTGTTGTGCACCACCAGCACATAGCCATCGCGGAAGATCGGCACGCGCCCGTCGCTGGGCAGGCGCACCGGGTCCAGCCCGAGCAGCCCCGCATCCAGCGGCAGTTGCGTTTGCACCACGGCGTTGTAGCGCAGCAGCAGTGGAATCACCGGGATATCGCTCGCGCCGGTGTCGTCATCCACGTTGGTGGTGAATGTGAGCCGGGCGATGCCGGTGGTGATGTCGACGGAGCCGTGAATGATGCCGCTGTTGAAATCACCGTTCAGATCCGACGTTGCGCTGATGACCGCGCCGGTGTCCGTGCGCACCGCCGAGATCTGCATGCTCGCTGCGCGCAGCGGCGCACCTGGCGTGCGGAACGTGGCAGCGGTGACGGAGAACCCTCGCGCCGCCGTGAGGCACGCGAGGATCACCACGGCGCCGCTGGCGTTTCCGGTGTAGCTGCTGATGGTGACCGTGCCGGCGGCGTAGTCGACGGTGCCGACAGCGGTGCCCGCGTTGGTGTTGCTTGCGATGTCGCGGTACAGCATGCCGGAGCGGTCGCAGTAGACCGAGCCGTTCCAGCTGAACAACAGCGAGCCAGGCACGATCGCCTCGGCTACGTCCGGCAGCAGGTCGACAACGATGGGCGGCTGCGGCTGGCTGGCCGTCTGCGACTCGCTCGACACGGAAGCGTTCTGCGCGGCGACCGTCAGCGTGCCGGCAAACGCCTCGCGCTGCTGAACAGTGGTCGAAACCAACACCGGCTCGGTGCCCTTGTATATCGGGCCGGACTTCACGGTGCGGTTGCTGTAGGTGTACTCGGTGTAGTCGTAGAGCTTGGCGACCTGCAGGGTGCAGACGCCGGTGGTGTAGTTGATGGTGCCCAAACGGCCATCAAGCCAGCCGCCACTGCCGTTGTCGTTTGCCTCATTCGAGACATCACTGTAGCCGTCGTACACCGGCAGCGCGTTGCCCGACTCGATCACGCTCCAGTTGATCGCCGGTGCGGCCTGGCGTCGCGTAGTCAGCCAGTCGACACGGACGCTACCCGCCCGCAGCGGGGCACCGGGAATGGTGAACGTGGCCATGCCGCTGCCGTCGCTGGTTGCCGCCAGGGGTGCGCTCGCCACGGCTCCGTTCTGGTAGCTGTAGCTGATGCCCGCCGAAGGCGTAGTAGTCAGCACCATGACGATTTCGCCGGTGGCGTAATAGATCGTCCCGGTACCGCCGGTGCCGCTCAGATTGCCGTGGCCATCGTCGGTCAACGTGCGGGTGGCGGTGCCCACCAGGAAGGTGATGGTCAGAGAGCCGGGCAGCACGCCGCCGGCGACTACCGCGCGCACCTCCAACTTTGGCGTGACGCTGCCGCCAGCACGCTGGCTGATGGCACTGTCCGCCGAGCTGATGTAGCTGTAGATCAGCGAGCTGCCGACATCCGGCAGAGCATTGAGTGTGACCGACGCGCTGCCGGTGTTGAAGTTGATCGTGCCGGCGCCCTGCCCGGTCAGCAGGCCATCGCCAAAGTCGCGCAGCTCATACCACTTGCCCAGGGCCATGTAGCTGACGGACAACGTGCCGGCACGTGGAATGGCGCCGGCGAGGTTCAGCGTGTACACGTAGCCGCGGTTACCCAGGGACACCTCGATCTCGCCGGTTATGGTGTCCCCCGTGGCGGCCGCGCCGGGCTTGTAGGTGGCCGAGGCGGCACCGGTGAAGCTGCTGCCGGAACGGGTCAGCGTGATCTCGCCGGTTTCGTAATCGATGCTGCCGGAGCTGATCCAGTTGGTGCCCGAGGAATAGCGCAGCGCGCCTTTGCTGTCGTCGACGTAGGTGGCGCCGTTGACGGTGATCGTCAGCGAGCCTGGCGTGCAGCCCGTGCCCAGATAGGTGCGCGAGGTGCCCGCCACCGCACCGGCGGCGACGGTCATGTTGGCGAGGGTGCGCGATGGCCCGGACTGGATGTAGACCAGCCGCTGCGCACCACCGAGCAGGTCGACCAGCGCGGTCTCCTTCATCGTGCTCGGCACGAGCTGGGCGTAGACGCTCTCGACCTTCAGCGTCAGCGCGCCCACGGCGACCGCTTCGGCCAGCGCGCTGACGCCGTAGTACTTGGCGGCGTCCGCCACCTGGGTGGCGAGCACCGATGTTTTCGCCTTGCCGTCCAGGGCCAGCGCCGAGGTGCCGCTGGGCGTGGCCTGGCCGCCGGGCATGGTGACGGCGAGCGGCGCGCTGATGGCGAGATCCAACCGGCGACGGGTGAAGTTCAGGAAGCTGACGGTCGAGGTGCCGTATTCGTAGGTGAACTGCTCGATGCGCGCCTCGACGCTGGTGATGCGCACGTACTGCGAGCCGTTCACGCCGTTGAGCTGGAACACATCGCCGATCTCCGGGATGCGCTGCTCCTCGCGCTGCACGCAGGCGATGGCGCGCTGGCCGACCAGCTGGGTGCCGAGCAACTCGAACGGCGCGGTGAACGCGGCGGCCACGTAGCTCTCGATGGCATCGCGAGCGGCCGAGCGCACGTCGGTCTGGCTGTCGGTGTTGAACAGCAGCACGGACACGCGTGGGTCCGCAGGCGGCTGGGTGACGATGGCGTGCGCGCCCAGGTACGCATCGGCGTTGGCGGTCACCACGCCGGCAAACACCTTGCGCAGGTTGATGCGGCCGGTGGTGCGATCGAGCCGGCTAATGTCGGGGAACAGGTTGTTCACCTGGCCATCGACCACGGCCTCCCCCGTCGCCCGGCCACCGCCGTCGCTTTCATCAGTCAGGCGCTGGGACTTGAGCAGTTTTACGTCGTTGACGCTGATCGTCATGCCAATCTCCGGGCATAAAAAAACCCGCCGGGGCGGGCTCATGGAATGGGTGGGGCTACGCCACAGAGGGCGCGACGGTGATCAGGCGCAGGGTGATTTCGTACAGGCTGCCTGCATCGGGGTTGACCTGCCGTTCCAGCGCCCGCGCCTCCAGCGCCGCGCCGTTCGAGCGGTTGAAGATCACGTCGAACTCGCGGCCGTCCGGCAGCACCAGGTGCATCACGCGGCCGCGCTCGTCGCGCAGCGCTTCGAGCTGGCGGACGGTCGCGAGGGTGAACCAGGCGCCGCCGTTGCTCGCCAGCGTGATCGGGCGGCCATACAGCTTGGTGCCCTCCTGCACGATCAATGCGCCGGTAAGCGAGCGTTCCTGCTCCTGCTCTACCGCGTCCCACTCGAACTCGTCCGTCCACTCGAGCTGCTCGCCGCCCAGGTCCGGGTCGGCGGCCAGGTTGAGGGTGTCCAGCATCAGCTCCATCAAATGCTCCTCAGGCCAGCATCCTCAAGGATGCTGAGCAGGTTCGTTTCGTCGCTGTCGCTGGTGATGCCCACGTCCACGGTTTTGCCGCGGCTGGTTTCCAGGCGGATGATCTTCGCAGGGCCAGCAGGTGGCGCAGGTGTGGCAGGGGCTGCAGGTGCGTCAGCCGAGGCGGCCTCGTTGGCAGCCTTCTGTGCATCCACCAACTTCTGCTGCTCCTCGCGCTGGCGTTGCTGCGCGGTCTCCGCTTCAACTTGGCGCAGTAGGCCCAGGGCGCGCTGTGCATTGGCCACGGCCTCGGTGTTGCCGCCTGCCTGGGCCTCGGCCAGTTGCGCCTGCAGCTCGCGCTGGCGGGCGGCGAAGCGGCGGCGCTCGATGTCGTCCTCACGACCCTGCAACTGGTCCAGCTCGTCCTGCAAGCCCTCCAGCGTCGAGCGGGTGGATTGCTCCATCTGCTGCATCTGCTGCTTCGCAGAACGAATGGCGGACTCCAGCGAGCTGAGGTCGGAATCATCCAGCAGGCCCAGCGCCCGCTTCGCTCCACTGGCGGCCGAAACGAACTGGCGCGTGGTGATCGCCCCGGACTCGTAGCTGGCCATCAGGCTCTGCAGCGAGGCTTTCTGGCTGAGGAATGCCTGCTGCGTTTCCAGGCTGGCCCGCTGCGTTGCAAGCTGCCATTTGCCGATCGACGAGGTGAACGGGCTCCCGGACTGCGATTGCAGGCCCGCGAGCGCCTTCGTCACCTGTTCCAGCGACTGCCGGGTGGCATTGAGGTTGCTGGTGTCGATGGGCGGGATCGAACTGCTCGCGCCGCGCATGCGGTCGAACATCTCCAGCGCCGCCGCGCTCATCGCCGCCAGCGGCTCCCGGGCGCGCGTCATCACCCCGCCGAAGAAGTCGCCCATGGCGGTCATGTCGCGCTGGGCATCCCCTCCTTCCTTGCGGCGTTGCTGCATCGCGGCGTCACCCGCACGGCGCTCTTCCTCCATGCGCTTGCCGGACGCGCGCCGCAGCTCCTCGCTGGTGGTGATGGCATCTTCCATCGCCTTGTTCTGGTCGCGCTGGGCGGTGGTTGCGGTACCGGTGCTGGCCTTCATCGCCTGCTGCTGCGCGGCCAGGCGCTTCAGCTCGGCGTTGTATTCCGATGCATCGATGACGCCGGTGTCGTAGAGCTTCTTCAGCGCCGTCTGGATCGCCGTGATGTCGCGGTCCGTCTTCGCGGCGGCGATGGCGTTCTGCACATCGGTAAGGGTTTTCAGGTCGCCGGCCATGCCCTTGACCTGAGTGCCGGTGGACTGCGCCGCACCGCCCAGTTCCTTCAGGCGCCCTTGCAACACCATTGTTCCGTTGGCGAAGTCCTGTTGGCTCAGGTCGCCACGCTGGTAGGCGGCATACATTTCGGCGCCGATCTGCCGCAGTTGGCTAACAGTATCGGCAGAGCTGATTTGGCCGAGGGCGTTGTTGATATCGGTAACGCGCTGGACGATGTGCTCGAACTGATCGTCGGCTTCTTGTTTGACCGCTTTCGTTTGCTCGGCGGCCCCCGCTTTTACCGAGTCGCTTAGAAAATCCCAGGCATCTGCAATCTGACCGTAGTCGGTCTTTGCCTGCACGGCATAAGCGGTACTCAACTCACCGAGATACGTATAAAGGCCGTCCGCAGCCGCCTTCAGCTCGGAGCCTCCGAACATGCCAGCGAGCTGTCCGAGCCCCAGTACCAGCCGCCCGATGGTTTGCTGGATGGTGAGTGTAAGCGCGGCGCCTGCGGCATTAACGGTGCCTGCAAACGCGTTCCAAACCGTTGTCAAAGTGGCAGTAACGTATTGGCCAGCGCTGACCGTCTGCTCAATGGCCGGCCCGATCTTCGCCGCCATGCTCGAGGCCTTTTCGGCCAAGCTCTCGAAATCAACGGCGGCCAGCCTCTTTACATACTGCTCTACCGCTTCGGCGCCATGAACAAACGTGTCGGAAAGGCTTTGCGCCAGGCGATCCAGCCGGCCATCGTCGGCCATCTGCTTCAGGTAGTCGCTCAGTTCCCTCAGCTTGTTCTGGACGTAATCGAAGGCCCCTGAGGCGGCAACGCGATCGGCAAAATCACCGAACTGATCACCCAGCCCTTTGACCAGGCCCCGGAACGTCTTGAACTTCGCCGCGGCGGCCGCGCCGCCGTAGGCCTCGGCGAGCATGTCCATGATCATGGATTGCGCTTCGGCGGTTTTGCCGGTGGCTTCCAGCTGCTTCAGCAACCGTTTCTGGCCATCCTCCAGCTTGAAGCCCTGCCGGCCGAGCGCGGCCATCGCCTCGGAAGGCGACTGCAATGCGCGGCCAACGATCTCGGCGGACTGCTCGGCGCTGATGCCCAGGCGCTGCTGCTGATCGATGACGATCTGCAGGGCACGCGGGAATTCCTTGCCGACGACGTCCGTGTAGCTGAGCAGCCGCGTCTGCGCCGACTGGATCTGCTCGGAGGTGAGCATCGACGAGCCCTCGAGCTTGTCGGCCATGTCCAGCAGTTGCTGAGCCGTGAGCCCGGCAGCGTTGCCCGTCGAGGCGAGCGTGGCCTCGAGCTGGGCCAGCGCGGACTGCTTGTCGCTGCCCGCGTCGATGAACGAGGTGATGCCCTGCCGCGCCAAGTCCACGCCCTTGGCGATCAGGTTGAACGCGGCATTCAGCGAAACGTAGGTAGCGGCGAACGCCAGCACCTGTTTGGCGCCGCTCGACATGGCCGCGCGCGCCGACTCGATGCGCGAGGTGTGCTCGGCAGCGGCGCGGGAAGCGGCGGCCTGTTCACGCTGCAGCGCCCGGAGCTGCTGGTTATTCTCGACGAGAGCCGCTTTGGTGCGGTCCACCTCGCCCGTCAGCCGCCGCTCTTCGTTCGCGAGGTTGGCCGTGTCGATGCCGGCTGCACGCGCGGCGGCTTCCTGCTGCTTGTGGCTGGCGGTGAGTTTGTCGAATTCCTTCCAGGACGCCCGCGCGGCACGCTCGCCGGCCTTGAGGGAGTCAGCCAGCCCGGCGTTGTCGGGGTTCTTCGCCAGCGCCTCGCGCAGGTCCACCAGGGTTTTCTCGGTGCGCTCCGCCGTTGCCTTCGCCCGGTCCAGCTCCCGCTCGGTTTGCCCCAGTTGGTTCACCAGGCCGCGGGCGTTCTTCGCTTCGTCCAGCGTCGCGTTGAGCTTGTCGCCTACAGCGGACAGATCGTCGATGGCATCCGCCGCCTTACGGGCCTCGGGCGACAGTTCATCTTTGCCGCGCAGAATGAACTGAATCAGACGATCCTTGATGCCGGCCATTCACTTTTCTCCAGATATAAAAAAACCCCGCCGGGGCGGGGTTTTATTCATCGACAACTATTGGGCAGGCCGTACCACTACCTTATCGAGCGTATTGCCTTTGAAATAGCAAGAGATGTCGAACTCAAGCTCAACGCCATAGGCATTTTTGGCTTCAAACCTAGAAATGTAGGTCGCCCGGCCATCTGAAAAATCCTGAAAATTTGCCGACCATATGTGAGAGAAACTCACCGTACTCGGCCGCGCCGCACGATCCCGAGCAGCAGCCTCACATTTTCTACCAGCTTGAGGCCTATCTATCGCGGGCCCAAAACTTGATGTTGAATCTCCAGAAGAACCTGGTGAGCTAGATGGCTCCCCTATCACGCTAGCGGTTTCCGATGCAGGGCATGGGCTGTCAGTAAAGTTGACTTTTCCATCCGCCCCTTCGCACTTGTAAATAGGTGCAGCATTCAGTTCCAACGATGCTAGAGCAATCAATAACGAGAACCAGCGCATGGGATTCCCTCCCCTCAACAAGAGACGAAATCTACCATCAGTACGCAATCACCGATACCCAGCGCATGGCCGGGTATCGGACCGCGTAGTGAACTAGAGCGGCATTAAGCCGCCGACTTCTCGACGATGTTCATCTCGCAGAACTTGGAGATGTCGTTGCTCAACACCAGCGGGTCGGCGAGCAGTTCGGCTGGGCCTTCCAGCTTCAGGTAATCCTGGCCGAAGACCGGCAGCTCGCTGAGCATGCCGAACTTCACCCGGCGCAGGTGCAGGCTGTAGGGTTCGCCCGATTGTGCGTCGTTGAGGCCGGCGATGTAGATCTCCAGCTCCACCTGGCTGCCGTTGAGCAGCTGCAGCGCGCTGGCCGCGAGCTTGGTGTAGGTGACCTTGACGCCTGCCGCGGTGATCGCGCTGCCGGCCGTGCGGATGATGCCATGCGGGGTGAGCAGGTAGTCGGTTCCCGCCTCCAACGCAACATCTGCCGCGGTTTTCACCGTGACCGGGGCCGACAGGTCGGGCAAGTGCTTGAACGGGATCAGCTCGCCTTCGACGCCGCCCGCGGCGGCGGGCTCTTCGGTGACGACACCGGCCGCGACGCTGGTGATTGTGGAGCGGGTGACGCGCGCCAAGTTGGTGGCGGTGAGGTCGTAGAGGCCGACCGTCGCGGCCACGTCGGTGACCGGCTCGCGGACGTTGCGGTTACCGCCGCCGCCGCGGTAATTCGGCAGGGTCATGCGGTTGGTGGTGAACGCGATGCTGAAGGCGTCGCAGTTGCCCATATCAATCAGTGGGTCCTGAGACTGGTAGGCGCGGGCGTAGGGAATACCCTCACCGACGAAGGAGCGGTCATACTGAGCCATGGAATGGTCCTCGAGATGATGGGTGGTGATCAGGCCTTGGCCGATGCCTCGGCGTGCGCTTCGGATTTCGCGGCCTTGTCCTTCGCCTTGGCGGCGAAGCCGAGGCGATGGGCGTGATCGGCGACCGCCTGAGGCACGTCCTTCTCGCCTTTTTCGTAATGCGTGGTGACGCCGCCCGAGGCGTAGTTGAACGGCTCGGTGATGGTGATCTTCGGCATAGAGCCTCCGGTTACTTGAGGGATTGAACGTAGGTGACGGCCAGCGGCATGACGTGGCACGCCCAGCGGCGGCCCTCACCGGGTGGCATAGGGGTTTCGGGTTGGAAGCTGGCCTGCTGGACGCCTTGCACTTCGATGCTCGCCTTGGTGCCGGGCAGCGCCACTTTGATGGCGAGGCGCGCGGCACGCAGCGCCGGCGCCGACTGGCGGCGGCGGGTGATGGCGGTGACGTTGAGGGTGACGCGCTCGCGCACGCTGGCAGGCACCTGCCGCTCGACCTCCTCGGTGGCTCCCGGCTGGATGACGATGAAGTCATCCGGCAGGGTTTGGTCCTCGGCGTCGAGGATGGCGAACACGCCGCCCTCCATCACCAGCCCGCCGAAGTCCGGCACCTGCGCCAGACGCGCGATCAGCGCCGCGACGATGGCGGATTGCATGTCGACGATCATGGTCAGGGCACCACGTAGAAGGTGATCAGGTGGCCGTCATCGGCGGCGATGCCGTCGATGTGCCAGGTCTTGCCATCCGCGCGCCAGGTCGCTGGGTCAAGGCGGAACGCGCCGCGGCGGTCGAACGGCCGCAGCAGCGAGCGGCGGACCGTGATGGTCGCCATGCGATCGATGAGCCCTCGGACCTCGTCGAGCCGCTCCACTTCCTTGTCCAGGATGATGTCCAAGCCTGCCGCCAGCACGGCCCCATCGCTGGACAGGTAGTCGCCCTGGCCATCGTTGAGGGACGACATGAGCATCTTGTCCATGTCGTCTACGAGGTCCGCGAAGGACATCAGGCGGTCAGCTTGATGATCGAGCGCGGCCGCGTGCAGATGTGCAGCGGGTTGGACTGCGCCTCGCCGGCAACGCCCTTGTCGAACGGCAGCGGTTCGAGCTTGGCGTAGTACGGCACGCCCAGGGTATTGACCGTTTCCATGTAGTTCGCCGGCGCGAACACGGACTTGAACAGGTCCGGCACGCCATCCGGCACCAGGTAGGCCTCGTCGTCCGCGATGAAGGGGACGTTGCCGACCTTGCCGCGATAGCGAATCCACAGCACCCCGCCGAACTCGAACGCCTGGCGACGATCACCCTGCAGGGCGGCAGCGCCGGCGTAGTTCAGGTAGGTTGCGCGCATCGCTTCGTTCGCGATCAGCTTCGCCCAGAAGGTCTTGCCGCACCAGGCAGTAGCGCCGGTACCGGTCGCATTGCCGAGGGCCTCCTCCTGCAGGTCCAGCGCCGCCGATGCCTGGACGCTGACGTCCTTGGTGGCGAGGTCCATCGTGAACTTCTGCTGGTTGATGCCGAACAGCTGGAACAGGTTGAACAGGACGGTCTTGCCGTCCTTGTCCAGGATCAGCCCCTTGATGGCGCCGACACGCTGGTACTCGTGGGTGAGGTCGAGCTGCTTGCGCGCCTTCTCGATACGCGCGTTGACCACCGCCTGGACACCCTGCAGCTCGGTGCGGCCGCCGAAGGCGCGGATGCCCTGGATCTCGTCGGCCATGATGTTGAACATCTGCGGCAGGTGCACGGCGTTGAACGGCAGCAGTTGGCGCTTGCTGCCGATGACGACCTGACCCGGAGCGCCACGCGGCGCAGCGGCCACCAGTTCGAGGATGTCGCCATCCTTTTCGATCTGCTGGGTGACGGTGGTGCTGCCTTCCTCGGTGAACAGCCCGGACTGGGTGATCTGGCCGGGCAGCTCGTGCTCCTCGTTGATGGTGGTGAGCAGGGACGTGACGCTGAAGGCGTCGTCTTCGAAGATGGAAATCTCGGCCATTACGGGCTCCTAGAAATGAAAAACCCCGCAAGGGCGGGGTTCAGGATGAATCGGTGGGTTCGGGGTTACAGGCGCGGGACGATGCCCAGTGCGAGCAGATCGACGCGGGCGGCGTCGTCGAGGCCGGTGAGCAGGCGCTCCGCTACCTCGGCATCACGCAGAATCGCCAGGGCGCGCACATCGTTGACGCGCGCATCGATCGGCGCGAAGAGGATGCCGCCGGCGGCGCGGCGGCCGTCGTTGGCGCCGTCATCGTCGTAGGGCACCCATTCGCCGAGCCCGGCATTCACTGCCAGCGTGAAACTGTCGTTCACGGCGAAGTCGGTGCTGCCATCGCCCAGGGTGAACGCCAGCCCGCCGGCGGAGAATGCCGTGCCGACTGTGCCGGTACCGATCTCGAAACCCTGCGGGTCGAGCACCGAGAATTTGCCGCCGTTGGCCGCGGCCTCGTAGATCTTCACGGTGTAGGTGCCGGTGATGGCGGGGCTGCCGACGGTGAGCCCGCTCACAACGCCATTGCCGGTATTACCTGCCACCGCCGTGGCCGTGCCGGCGTTGGCCGCGGTCAGCTTCGCGATCAAGGTGCCGGCCGCGAGCAGGCCCGCCTGCGCGCTGATGACGACTTGCTCGCGACTGCGGCTGCCGTTGGCCTCCGAGAGGAGGAACTCGCCGGCGTGCAGCCCTTCGGTTTTGATGTTCATTTGCGCTCTCCTTTCGAGGCATTGGCTTTGCGGCCGGCGTAGATCGCGCCGGGGTCAACAGCTTTGGTGGTGGGCGCCGGGAGATCTTCCGGCAGTGGGGGTTTGTTGTTGATCTCGACCTTGCCGCTGTTGGCCACGACCTGGTCGAACAGCTTCACGCGGGCCTGATCGACATCGAGGCCGGCACTGATCAACTCGGCTGCCTGGTCCGGCAGCTTGGCCAGCACACAGAGCGCGTTCACCGCCTTGGCCCGGGCCAGGTGCTGGTTGACCACGTCCTGGTTCTGCAGCTTGCTCGCGCGGATGATCACGGTGCTGACGGCGGAGAGGCCGGCGGTCGCACATTCCGAGGTGATCTGTGCGGCCAGGGCAACGGCGTCGACGCCTGGGTCGGGCTCAGGTACGGGATCGGGTTCCGGCTCGGGCGGATCGCTGTTTTCCAGCATCTTCAGCGCGGCCTGGGGTGGATGCTGGTAGCGGTTGAGGATCTTGCCGTGGCTGTTGCTGAAGCCGGCGTAGTCACCGGTCAGCACCTCGTCGACGAAGCCAAGGGTCTTGGCCTCACCGGCGGTCAACCAGGTTTCGGCGTTGATCAGCCGACGCAGCTCGGCGTCATCAATGGTCAGCGGCCGATGCTGATAGCTGGCGACGATGCCGTCGAAGGCCTTGTCCATCATGTCTGCGACCTTGCGCAGGTCTTCGCTGTCGCCGGCGGCGAACGTCCAGGGGTTGTGAATCATGAAGAGGGCGTTGTCGGCCATTTCCACGCGGTGCGCGCCGGCAGCGATGACGCTGGCAGCGCTGTAGCAGGCGCCGTCGATCCGGACCGTGCAGCGATCACCCAGGCGGCTCAGTGCGTTGTGGATGGCGATGCCATCGAACAGGTCACCACCGATCGAGTCGATGGCGACAGTCACCGGCGACACTCCGTCGTCCAGGGCTTGCAGGTCGCGAACGAAGTCGCCCGAGGTGATTCCCCAATAGCCGATCTCGCCGTAGATCCAGATCTCGATCGGTTTCTCGGCCCCCTCGCCCACGGCGAGGATGCTGTACCAGTGTTCGTCCTGGACCTGCGGAGCCTCGCGGGGGCGGTTGAGGATGCGGGGCATGGCGACGCTACAGGCACCCTGTAGGACCATGCCCAACGCGGCGTAGAGCCAATGATTGCGGATCGATTTCATTCTTCCTCCTTCGCTACCGGCTCGGCCGATGCGGCGTTGTTGCTGTCGTAGGTGAGCCCGAGTTCTTTCTCCCGGGCGTGATCCTGGGCGTTCTCGTCGTCGATCTGCTCGGCGTCGTAGCCGGTGCGCAGCACGACCTCGCTGCGGCTCGCCAGCCCACCCTTGATTTCCTTGAGCTTGCCGTCGACGTCCTGCACCGGGTGGATGTACGGATGCCCCTGCGGCACCCAGCGCGTGCGCAAGTACTCGCGCCGCCGGCGGGTGTAGTCCGGCAGGCTGATGGCGCCGGACAGCACCGCGGTGTCCAGCCAGGCCGCCCGGACTGGGCGGCATAGCTGGAACACGTACACGCCGAATTGCAGCTGCTCGATACGGCGACGGAAGTCGTTCAGCAGCACACGAAGGACGCGGTCGCTGACGTCGCCCATGTCGCCGCTGAGCAGCTCATAGGGCAGGCCGACGCCGACCGCGGCGGCCTGCAGCTGTTGCTTCATGAAATCGACGTAGGTGTTGCCGGCGTCCGGCGGGTCGGAGAAGGTGACCTTCTCACCCGACATCAGCTCCTGCATCGAGCCGGGCTCCAACCCCACCAGCGGCGCGCCATCGCTGTCCGCGACGATAGGTTGCCCGGTGATCGGATCGAGGGGCGCGCCACCCTCGGGAACAGGCTTCTCGATGAAGCCCGCGAAGAGGTTGGAAACCTCCTGCCGGAACAGCACCGCGTCGTCGTAATTGTCCAGCGACTTCAGCCGCAGCAGCACCGGCGTCAGGCGCGGTACGCCACGCAGCTGACCCGCCTCGGTGGGCTCGTAGATGTGCAGCACTTCGCTGGCAGGTACGCGATAGAGCGTGTTGTAGCTGTAGCTGCTGGCGATCGCGTCGCCGGGATGCGAGGTGTACATCCAGTACGCCACGCGCTGGCCGATGGCGTTGAACTCGATGCCTGCACGCACCAGGTTGCCGGCGCGCGTCTTGAAATTCTTCTCGACAGGCACGTACTCGGCGGCCAGCAGCTGCAATTGCAGCGGCACCGCGTAGCCATCGGTTGGCCGGCGGTAGCGCAGGCGCACGAAGCATTCGCCGCTCTCCTCGACCATCCGAGCGATCAGTGCCTGCTGGCCGTAGAAATCGACGACCCCATCGGCGTCCGCTTCGTCCGTCCAGTCCTCCCAGAGCAGCCGAAGCTTTGCCCGCAGCGCGGCGTCCTCGGTCGCCGCACGAGGCGTGATGCCGGTTCCGATGATGTTGCTGACGCGCTTGTCGATGGCGCTGAACGCATACGGGTCGTTGCGTACCGCGGCGCGGGAGCGCTTGCGCAGCGCAGGTAAGGCCGGCAGCGCGAGGGTGTTGATCGTGCCTTCCGGCGCATCCCAACCCTGGGCGCGGCGGCCGGTGCCGGCGCCTTCGTAGCTGTTCTTGATCCGCTTCGAGATCCCCTTCACGCGGGCCATCAGATTCCCTTGCCTCGGGTGAACAGCCGACTGATGCGGGGCCGCCGGGCCAACGCTGCTTGCTCGAGGGCGGCCTGCTCGGCGTACTGCTCCTCGAGCATGCGCAGACTCGCGAGTTGGGCGCGGTCAACCTGGCGATCGCCTTTGCGAACCGATTGACCTTTTTCGAGGATGTCCTTGATCGACGCCCGGACATCGTCCAGGCGTTGCTGTGCTGTGCTCATGGTGGCCTCGCTGGCGTTATCGCCGTTGCAGGTAGCCGCTGCGCGATGTTCGGCGGCCGGCGGGTTGAGGTGCGGAAACAGGTGCGGGAGCAATCGCCGGCCGGGCCAGCTCCTCGGCAACAACCGGCAGCGGCGCTGCTGGGCGCTGCTCCGGCGCCGGTCGATCTGCGAACAGACTGCCTTGCGACACGGCCTGCTTGAGCCGCGCCCACTCTGTTTCCTTGTAACGGTGCATGCCCAGGTAGTGAGCCATCGCCAGGTTGTAAACCAGCAGGTCGGTCGCTTCGTTGCGATCGGCCTTGCCCTTCACCCACTCGATGCGCTTGTGCCCCTTCACGTACCGGGCGATTTTTCTCTCTGCGACGGCCTGCTGGTAGAAGTCGGCAGGCAGGTCGATGGAAAAGTGCAGCGCGCCGGGGCCTTCGTTCAGCGGGTAGCGGTTGTAGATCCAGTCCTTCGCCGTGTCGGTACCGATCATCCACAACTCGGCGCCGTGTTTCTCGGTGTTGCCCTTGCGGGTAACGTCGACACGCGACGGCCGCTGGGCGATCACCGGACGCCCCGGTTTGCTCGCGCCCTTGACAGCGAACACGTTGCGCCAGCGCCGCAGCCGGCAGAACTGATACACCTCGTCGGTATGGTGGCCGCCGGAGTCGACCGCGGTGGCGCAGATCGCCAGCTCGACGCCCGATGTATGCCGGTAGCGCGCCTTCAGTTTCTCGTCCAGGGCTTGCCAGGTGCGGTCATCAGATGGATCACCCATGATCACCTGGTGATCGACGACCCAGCGCTCCATGCCCTCGCCCCAGCCGATTACCAGCAGTTCGAGCCGGTTGTGCTGGGTGTCGACGGCGGCGGTCAGCATCAGCACGCCGGCCGGGGCGCTGCCCAGGGAGTACTCCTCGGCGCGGGCCTGCAGTTCGCTCGCTTTGGTGACCTCCTGCGCGCTGTCCCAGAGCCGCGCCAGGCGGGTGTTGTAGAACACCTGCATGGGTTCGAGATCGCCTTTGTCCTGCGCCTTCTTCGCCTTGTCGAACTGCTTCGCCAGGCCGAGCCAGCTGACCCAGCCGAGCGGCGCGTAGAGGGCATTCAGGTAGAAGCCAACGGTCTCGCCATCGCCTTCTGCGTGGGCACGCCATTCGCCCTTCGCGAGCATCTCGCCCTTGTGGTGTTCGTCGATCAGGCAGCCGCAGTCGGGGTTGGCGCAGAGGAACTGCACCTGGGAGTAATCCTCGGTGTACTTGAGGTTTTCCCATTCCAGCGTCTGGAACTCGCCGCAGTGCGGGCATGGCACGTAGTAGTGGCGCTGGTCGCTCTCGGCGAACAGATCGGCAATCCGCGAGGCGCCCTTGATGGTCGGCGAGCTGGAGAAGTAGACCTTGGCGTTGCGGCCGAACGTGGAGGTCCGCGTCTCGGCCAGCTCGATCGGGTCGCCTTCGTTGTCGACGTCGACATCCCAGCGGTCCACCTCATCGCCGTACACATACCGCGCCGCCAGCTCGGCCAGGTTGGCCGCGGATCCGGCGGTAGTGGCGTAGAGCGTGCCGCCCTCGAACTCCTTCGTGTCCATCGTGTTGCGGGCATCGCGGGAGCGGGCCTTGGCGACTCGCGCCTTCAGCTCCGGCGTGGCGTCAATGGTGTGCCCTACCCGCGTCGAAACCCGCTTGGCCAGGCCCAGGGTGGGCAGGAGCATCAGGAAATTCGACGGCGCCATGTGGATGCAGCCGCCGATCCAGTTCAGCGCGATCTGCGTTTTCATCAGCTGCGAGGCGACCATGGTCACCACCCGGCGGCAGGGGTGCGCCGGCGAGAGGCAGCGCATCGGCTCGCGTGCATACGGGGTGCGCGCGGTGCGGTACGGGCCTGGCTCAGCGGCGCCCGACTCGCGCGGGATACGCATGTACTCGTCGGCCCATTCATCGATCCACAGCTCAGGATCAGGCCGCAGTCCGCGCATGTACGCCGCGCGGTACGTCGCGGCACCGTCAGCGTAGGGAATGCGCATGGTCGTCAGTTCGATGGTTTGAGGGCGTCTGCCAGGTCGGATTCGCTCACGCGGTCCGCGTCTTCGAGCACTCGGCGGAGGCTCGCGGTGAGCAGGCGCTCGACTTCCCAGGGGTCGGTCAGGGCGGCCAGCTCCGGGCTGATCTGCTTAGGCAGGCCGAGCAGCAGGTCTCGCAGCATGCGGCCGGTGGCGAACGCAGCGTTCTCGACCGCGGGCACTTCGCAGAGTGCGCCGTGTTGCTTGAGGTATTCGTCCTCCGCCAGCAGCGAGAGGTAGTGCTCGCGGTGTGCCCGCGCGTTCTGGAACCGCGAGCTGCCTGCCTCAGTGGGCGGCGCGCCAGCCTGCACTTCGCGCGTGACGCCCTTGGCGATGCGTTCCTGCTCATGCCGAAGGGCGACGCCGGTCTTGCTGGGGTCGGCGGTGTCGGCCAGCAGCGCCTCGGTCGCTGGAACGTCGACGCGACCGTCTTCGGTGAGCACCAGGCGGCCGAGCTTGCCCAGCTTCGAGACGTAGGGCTTTGACCAGCCCTTCACCGCCGCGAACTCGGATTTGCTCAGAACGTCCATTCGATCACCTGTTAACCATCAAACCCCTGAGCGGTTAACCAGTTCACCGCTGTTAACTAACTTGTGAACCCATCCGCTAACGCGAAAACACGGCTCGAATTACCCTTGCGGCCCGCGCCGCTCTAGGGGCCCCCGGCATTTCTGCCGAAGCCGTCTGCACCTGCGCGCCGTCCTGCCCCAAGGCCGAGCGTTAACCCGGTGAACTCTGCGGCCGGCGTCGGAAGTTCGTGGGCAGGCGGCCGGTCAGCGCATCGGCGACTGCCTTGTCGACGTTGGTTGCCAGCGTCTGCTCTGCGACCCGCTCAACCACCCCGTGGAAGTCGAGGCGATTGCGGTAGTGCGGCTGACGCACGAAAGCCAGCACCACCTGCACGCGTTCGCCGCGCCGCTCGGCGATTCCGATAGCCGTCTTGCCACGCCGGATCACGAAGAACGCGCTGCCGTGGCCCTTGCGTTGCGATCGCTTACTCAGCGATGCGTTGCCGGTGTAGCCCGATACGTCGAACAGCGAGAGCCCGGACAGGATCTGCACGATCTGCCCGCGACTGATGTTCCCGTAGCGATCCAGCCGAGCACCCGCACCTGGTGCGATGAACCGACCGGCAGGCAGGATGCCCTTGGCTCGCATCATCGCCTCGGACTTCTTCAACGCCCGCTGGCCACCGAACACCTCAGGGGCGACCCAGTCTTCTGGCGCCTGCCCTTTCGAGTTGTTGTCCTTCTCGTCCTTGACCCACAACGCCGCCTCCAACCTGTTCGGCGTGGCGTTGAAGATGCGCACCGCGTTCAGGGTGAAGGGCGTCGGGTCAGCGAACACATCGGTCATCGCCACGACTAGCGCCTGTGTGCCCTGGTTCGCCGTATGGTTCAACGCATCCGCCAGCGCGCGGCCGGGCAGATCGCCCCCCAGCTGCCGTAGGACGGCGGTGGCCTCTTCGAACCCTGCCGAGGTGACGCTTGCCTTCACTGCTGCGCCTTCCGACGCTCGACCCTCGGCCAGCTCGCTTCGGCTTCGGGGCGCATCACGCCGGCCAGGTTTCCGCCCGAGCGGATCACCCCGGCGACGAACACCGCGAGCTGCACCACCATCGGCCAGCACTCGGCGGGCACATGCAGCGTGCCCTGCAGGATGGAGATCATCGTCGCCCCGGCGCATCCCATCGTCAGCACCGCCACGCACGAGATCAGGCGCTTGAACTGCGCGCCGTCGCGGGTATACGTGAACAGGCGGACGAACAGCGCGCCGCACAGCCAGAACGTCAGCTGCGTCAGGATGAGGCTAACCATCGGTACCTCCACTCGTTTCAGCAGGCGGTGGCCCGCGCCGCTTGATCGCAGCCATCGTCAGCGTGACGACCAGCGCGGCGGCGCCGAACCCGGCCGGGCCGGGGTAGGAGAACGGCCGCATCCCTGCGATCTGAAACTCGACGATCGCGGGGCTGAACAGGTAGCCCATCACGAACGAGGTCAGGAAGAACAACGCACGCCGCCCACGGGGCAGCTCCTGCGTCGTGGTGAAGTACACCAGCGCGCCGAACAGCGCCCCGGTCGCGGCCTCGCCGTTGATGCCAGCGGCCAGGCCCGTCAGCGTCACGCCGACAGCACCGGCCACCACAACGCCGCTCGGCTCGGTCATCACGTCCTCCAAGGCCAGCGGCCAAAATGAAAAAGCCCCGCCGTGAAGGGGAGGCCTGGAATAGTTCGGCGCTTCCGTGCGCCTGACGACCCGCCCGACTGGGGAGCCTCGGCGGTCGTGTTCGGGCAATAAAAAACCCGGCGCGGTGGCCGGGTTTCGAAGGTGTATCTGGCTTTAGGTATTTCCCAAGATAGAGACTTTTTACGCCCTATTCCCTCTGGCAGCAATTCGGTTTTACTGCCATCGGCCAATAAGTGGGTAACGTCCGGGCAATGTCGGTGAATACCCCATCAACGGCATTACAGCGCCTCCGGCGCGTGTCCCGCACGTCCCATTGCCAAGCATCGAGGTGGGACCAAAACCCCGCGTGATTGCTAGCCTCGTCCCACTGTCCCAACTGTCCTAACCCTTTCTCACCTATAAGAGAGAAAGTTAAAAGAACAGGCGCGCGAACAGCGCGCGTGCGCGAGGGCGCACCCATGAGGCGGACGGGTGATTTGTTGGGACACTGGGACAGCCCCAGCAACCGCGCGGCCCGGAGCACGCCCCAACCCCCGAAAAGGGATTGGGCCATGCTGGGCCGCTGGGACTGCAACGGGCGAGCGATCATGCAGCAGCCCTCCGCCGCGCCACGAGTAGCTCGGCCACGGCGTCCTGCAGCTGGCGCAAACGCCGGTAGTACTGCGACCGTCCGCAGCCGCACCGCTCCCACTTCATCGAGTTCGGGCTGTCGTGATCGGTGTAATGCACCCACGCGATGCGCCACAGCTCCGGCGGCAAGTGTTTGTTCACGATGATCTCGATATCGGCCGACACGCTGCCCAGGTTCACCGAGCCGTAGGTCCGGCTCATCACCGTGCCCTTGCTGTCGATCAACCGAGCCAGCGTGCTACAGCCGGCGCCCTGCATCACGTTCGCGTCCGGGCCGTGCAGTTCCTCGGCCCATCGGATCATCAGCTCATCCATGGCCCGGCTCAAAACGGCATCCCCTTATCCTGCGCCGGCTGCGCGACCACGGCATGCCGCCGCCAGTCCTTCGGCCGCTCATACGCCCAGGGCCGGATGCCAGACTTCTCCGACGCCTTCAGCCGCTTACGGCGCCATCCCAGCCGGTGCATGATGTGGCCCACCCGCTGCTGCTCGGGCTTGCCCCAATGCCCGAAGTCCAGGTTCAGCGCATCGCCCAGCACCACGTCGCTGGTGACGTTCTCGCCCACGTAGTCCTCCAGCCAGGGCCGGATCTTGTGTTCCCAGGCGTCCATCGTGTAGCGCGCGTCCTGCTCCACCTCGAACACTGCCGTCTCTTCACGCGTAACCCACCACCGCTCGCCGGCCTGGTAACAGAACATCGCCTCGGCCCACAGCAGGTCACGGTTTTCGCGCAGCGCCTCCAGCTCCACCTTAGTCGCCAGCACCGGCCAGTAGCGCCGGTTGCCGGTCGTGTCCTTCAGGTATTCCTCTTGGTTCGTGGTGCCGGCGAAAACACACTGGCGTGGCACGTCCGCCGTTCTGCGGCCGTAGCTTTCGCGGAAGGTGTCCGTGCTCGCTGAGAAAAACTGCTTCGCTTTTGTCGAGTCGGCCTTGTTGAACGCATCCAGCTCGCCCAGCTCGACGATCCACTTGCCGCGGATCATCTGGAACGCTTCCTTGTCGCCGAGGGTGAACGGGGTATCCATGAACCATTCGCCACCGAGGATCGACAGCGCCGTCGACTTGCCCTCGCCCTGTATGCCTTCGAGGATCAGCACGTTGTCCACCTTGGCGCCGGGCTGCATCACCCGGGCCACCGCGCCGATCATCCAGCGCTTGGCGACCTTCTCGCTGTACTCCGAGATCCGCACGCCCATGATCAGGTTCAGCCAGTGCTTTAGCCGCGGCACGCCATCCCACTCCAGGCTCTCGAGGTATCGCTTCACCGGGTGGAAGGTGTTCTTGCTGGCGGTCACGCTCACCGCCTCGAGCACGGTCGTGGACTTCACCATCAACCCGTACTCCATCGCCAACCACTCGGTGACCAGCATGTCGTCCAGGTCGGCCCACTCGCCGGGCTGACCGCCATAGGGTGGCGTGCGCAGCTTCATCGTCTTCGAGCTGAACTGGTTAAAGCCGATCACGCCGGCCCAGCGCTCGTCGTTACCGAGGATCAGGCTCACGTTGATCATGTGCGCCATCAGCCCGCCGCTGTTCGTCCGGCGCAGCAGCTCGCGCCACCCGCCGTCCGCTGCTGGGCGAACAACCGCCAGCACCTGGCGCCGCACCGCATCGAGGCCCTCAGAACAGTGCAAGTCGTTCCAGTCCGTCCAGCGCTCCTCGCGCTCACTGCCGAACACCGGCACCACGAACTGCCCACCGAGAATCACCGAGGCGTTGCCGGCCTTCTCCACGCCCGGGTTCCAGGGCGTCACCTTGTCCGCCTTGGTGGTTTTCCAGTCGTCATCGGCGCAGAAGATCAGCGGGCGGCCGGGGAATTCCTCGCGCATCGCCTTGCCCACCGGCAGCAGGTTGCCCGCATCGAACGCGATCGCCACGCACAGGCTGGTCGCCATGTGCAGGCTGACGCCCGTCGCGTAACCCTCAGCAATCAGGATCGGCTCGCCCGGCTCCGGCCGCGGGCCGATCAGGCAATACGCGCCCTGTTTCTCCATGCCGTAGGGCCAATACTGCTTATCGCGCCCAGTCTTTTCCTGCTTCACCGGGTGGATCACCTGCAGGCCGACGATGCCCTTCGCCGTCTTCATCGGCACGAGCATCGCGCCGCCCTTACCGTAGCGCACACCGATGCCGACGATCTGCTTGCGCTCCAGGTACGGGCAGCGGCCCTTCTCCGGCAACCGCTCCCACATGGAAGCAGCACGCTTGGCCGCCCGCCGCGCAGCGTGTTGTTGCGCCTCGGCGGCCTTGCGCTTGGCTTCCTCCTGCCGGGCCTGCATCAGCTCGCGCTCTTCGGGCGTCATGCGCGGGCCTTTCACCTTGATCTTCTGCGGGTCCTGGCTGCGCCAGTCGCCATAGGCGCCGAAATACAGCTTGGCGCCCTTCTCGGTCAGGTACTCGTGCAGCACGTACCAGCCGTTTTTCTCGCCCACCTTGTCGCCGCTGGCCTTGCAGCGGGTCAGCTTGCCGAACACCCAATCCTGCTTCGCCGTGATGGGTTCGAGGCCATAGGCCTCCAGTTGTTTGCGAACGTCGTCCAGCGCGTCGAAGTCAGCCATGGGGTTGCTCCTGTGCGGCTGGCTTGTTCCAGGCTTCAGCAAGCCCTTGGGATGTAAATGCTTCGACTTGCCGTCCGCACTCAGGGCAGGTCATCGACAAGAAGCCCGCGGCGTTACAGATGCCCATGAATGGTCCGTTGCAGCCGCACGGGCAGGCGTTAATGACAGCGCTCACGGCTTCACCTCCTGCTGTGCGCGGTAGGCGGGCTGGTGTGCCTTCGCAAGCATCGCCCTCCATGCAGCATCAAGTGCATCATCTAAATCGGCCCTGCCTTGGCGAGCGGTATTGAAGTGGGTGATAGCTGCTGCGCGCATGTCGTAGCTGCGCGCCACCGGAACTATGGCGAACTGCTCCAGCTCTTGGTCGTAACCGGTCGGCTGTGGCTCTTCGCTGACCGACTCGGCCTTCTGCTCTGCCACCCCCGTGGTGACCTTCAATGCGCGCTCAGAATCGAAGAGCGCGTAGTACAGGCGGTGATGAATCGCACAAACCGGGTCTTCGTGATCGTCTCCGCCGTGTTCCTCTACGCCGTCAATGCTGCCCGAATAGCTGCTGGCAATGTCATAGCAGCCCTTCGCTACTTCGTGCAGCTTCGCCAGAGCCAGTTCAGCCTGCGACTCCATCGCCACCAGCGTCACCACCCTGCGCCCTTCTGCCTCCAGCTTCAGGAGAGACGCGTGGCTGCGCAGCTGCGAGAAGCAGATGACGTTCCCGTTATCCGCGAAAACGGCGTACAGGCCCCGAACCGCTAAGGATTCCTTAGCCGTTACCGGCTGGGGATACTCGACTGCGCCGCCCAGCCATTCCCACGTCGAGATCAGCTTCGCGGCCCCCTCCATGGTCGCGGTATCGATGGCCGGCGTAGCCAGGTGGCATTCGGGGCACTCTATGTGCTGCAGATGCCCCGCGAGATCCGGATGGCATTCAGCGCTCGCCCCGCACTTGCAAATGAACACGTCAGCCACGGCCGCGCCCTCCGATCTCTTCGTTGAGCGACTGGCAATCGATGCAGTGCGTGCAGCCCTGCACCGCGATGCGGCGGGCCGGCGGGATCTCGATGCCGCACTCCTCGCACACCAGCGCCGAAACGCCAGAGAACACACGGCGTGTCGCCAGCAGGTCATCCAGCTGCACCTGGGCGCGGTCGTTCGCGATGTCAGCGATATCAGCCATTGCCGTTGCCCTCCGCGTCGCGTTCCAGCGCGCGTTCCAGGCCGAGCAGCGCTCCCAGAGCCCGGCGGATATGCAGGCGGCATTCCGCCAGCTCCTCCGCATCGATGCGGCCGTCGTCGCCCAGGTGATGGGCGACCGCGTCGGTCAGGGAGGACTGTTTCTTCAGCGTGACGCCCACGGCAGCCAGGATGCCGGCGAGGGATTGTTCGGGCGGGAACTCGGCGAGCTGCTCGCGCAGGTCGATCCAGCAGGCGTCGCCATAGGCCTCGATCAGCGAGTCGATAATGCGGCGGTCACGGGTGGCGGCGGTCACCTCCTCGATCTCGTCCGGGTTCGGCGAGTGAGTCGGCTGGGTGGGGGACATCTTGTGCTGCAGGGTGGTCGGGTTACGACCGTAGATCGCGGCGATTGCCGTGGTGCCACCGGGGTAGTCCCGGCAGGCGTGGTACAGCGAAAGGCGCAGCGGAAGAATCTCCCGTTTTGCCCGGTCGGTACAACTCAGAGCGGCTCGGCTCATGGCAGTAATCCCCAGAGTCTGCCAGTGCCACGCGCGCGCCTCAGTGATAGAGTTTCGCCGTGGTCACTCGCAAGGTGGTCACAGGCGGCTCGGGTGCTCCGTCAAGAAAGCCCGAACCGCCGCCGATGGCGAGGCACATGCTCCGCATGCACCCCGCCGTCACAGCCGGCAATCTGTGGTAGAGACACCGGCAACCCAGGGCTTCCGAGCCCTGGTTGGTGCGTTGAACCTGGCGTGGTCATTGGTGTGCTCGCGCCGGGTCCTTCACATCACCGACGCCAACCGTGGTAGGGGAAGCGTCGGGAAACGGGGGCGGCTGAAAGGCCGCCCTTTTTTTATTCAAACACGAATCTGGTAGCGAAACGGACGCATCAGGCTGCGACAGATTGCAGATCCGGAACCGGGAACAAATCAGGTCGGTCTGGACGCAGCTCATGAGCCCGTACAGCGCCATCCACCGCCCGAACCACCGCAGGCACTCGCTCAAGGGGCACGCGCCCGTTCTTCAGCCACCGAAAAACGGCCGGCTGTTTGACTCCGGAGCGGCGGGCAAGCTCGGACTGATTGTTCTTGCACAGGGCGAAGCATCGCTCCAGGGCCTCGCGACAAAGATCGGAATCAGACTTGGGAGTGCTCATCACTTGGGCTCGATGTAGGGAAGACGCCGCCAATTTATAACTTAGCGAATACGCGGTCAACACCTAGATACATGGATGGCTAATAACATCGGTTATAGAGTGTAGCGATGACATACCCTGAACCCGACGTAACCCCTACCCGCCAGTCGCGCTTCCTCTACGCCATGAAGTTGCGAAACATGAGCCAGGAGCAGCTTGCAGAGGCCGCTGGCTGCTCGCAGGCGGCCGTTCAAAAGGCCATCTCGGGCAAGACCCAGAAGAGCAAGTTTCTCCCCGACATCGCGCGCGCGCTCGGCGTGGATATCAACTGGCTCGAACTGGGGCTTACGCAAAGCGCTGAGATAAAAGAGTTCCCAGGCCGATATCACCCGAACCGGGCAAAGGACAGCGCGCCGCTCGCCATTGCGCAGCTGGCGACCTGGGATGACGAAACCCCACTCGATGATGACGACATAGAATTGCCGATCTACAAGGAAGTTGAGCTTGCATCCGGTCACGGCCGCACGCAGGTTCAGATATCAGAGGGCCGGAAGGTCCGCTTCTCGCGACGCACCCTGCGTGACGCAGGGGTTGATATAACGAACGCAGCCTGCGCCACCAATGTGGGCAACAGTAACTTTCCACTCATCCTCGACAAGACATCCATAGGCATCGACAAGGGGATGACGCGGATCGTCGACGGCCAGATCTACGCCCTCGACCACGACGGGCTGCTTCGCGTGAAATTTCTTTACCGCAAGGAGGGCGGTGGCCTCACCTTGCGTAGCTTCAACGGTGAGGAGTACCCCGACGAACACTACTCCTTCGACGAGATCATGGAGCAACGAATCTCGATACTGGGCCGGGTGTTCTGGTGGTCCACCCTGAACCCAATAGGGTCACCACCCCTGTTATAAAATTATTCGCTTCGTTATTGAAAAGAATTATTCGCTAGGTTATCGTCACCTCGTCTCTCTACCACAGAGCCGAGGTCAACCATGCACACCACCGCAACGCTTCACGTCCACCCGGCCGCCGCCGTCCCTTCGCTGATCTTCCATGTCCGCCGCCTGGCCAAGGACCACGGCTGCCGCTTCGTGCCGCAGTTGGTCAAGGCCGCTCCGACCGCGCCCGCTACCACCGGCCCGTGGAACGGAGGGTCGGCCGCATGAACCGCCTCTTCATCCTCTCCGACAACACCCTCCAGTTGCTGGGCAACCAGCTGAACTTCAACGGCACGTTCAACCACACCGCGCGCTCGGCCTACGGCCAGAACGCCATCGGCTTCCGCCTCAAGATCGAGCGCGGCGAGACGCAGACCGAAGCCACCGTCGAAATGGGCGGCGAGAAGCACAGCATCACCCTGCACAACGGGGACGGCCGCAACCCTGCCCTGCTCGCCGACCTGATCGACGCCATCGCCAATGGCCGCGTCGACACCGCGGAGATCGCACCGCCGCTGGCCATGCGCGAGGCGGAACCGGTGGAGCCGCTGCTCAGCACCGAGCAGGAACAGCAGTTGCGCCTGCTCGTGCGCAAGGGCGGCACGCTGGATCTGCACATGGGCTTCGAGCACCCGATCCGCGTGGCCGTGCACCGCACGTTCAACAAACCGGGCATCACCGCGATCCTGTCCATCGGCGAGCGCAAGCCGCGCACGCTCTGCTGGACGAGCTACGAGCGCGAGGCGCGCATCTACACCCGCCTCGCCGAGTCGGTCGAGCAGCTGGCCAGCGCAGCCACCCCGGCCGCTGCCAACGCAGCCGCAGCGTGAGGGCCAGCCGATGGACAACCTCAACCTGCAAAAGGCCGCGGAGCGCCTGGGCCTCACCCGCCCGGCACTGATGAAGCGCATGCGCGCCGCGGGCCTGATCGGAGCCGACAAGCTGCCGCTGCACCCCGTTCGCGACCGCCTCTACCTGGTGAAGCACGAGAGCAGCTGGTTCCACCCCGAGCTGGGTATGCAGTACAGCACGACCACCCGCGTGCGCCCCGCTGGCATCGCCTGGCTGGCCGAGAAGCTGGGCATCGAGCGACCGATGCCCGAACCCACACCGGACCGCCGCGATGTCGCCTGACGTCGCCGGCACCCGGCCGCGCCACTACGCCCGGCAGATCGTGGGCATGCCCACCATCGAGGAGCGCCGCGCGGCGATAGAGAACGTCCCGGCCGAATGGCGCGACCTGGTGAAAACCCACGTCGCCATCGCCTGGAACCACCCCAAGGGAGGGAAACCGAAGTGAAGCCCCAGAACGAAGCCAAACAAGCCCTCATGCAGACGTTTCGCACGCGCCTCGCCCTCACGCGAGAGGCGTCTACCGCTGAAGCGTCAGACCACAGGTACTACGAAGGCTACGGCCTACTGCTAGCCGGGTTGGTTCTGGGCGTGCTCGAAAGCGCCGAATACAACCGCCTAGGCGATCTGATCGGAGATGCCAGCCACCAACGTCGCGTCGAGTGCTGCTACCACGCCCCGGTCTTCACCGGCGCGGACAGAGCAAAAGCCTACGGAGTAGAGCGGCAGAGAGCAGCGAGGGCACAGCCATGAGCCAGCCCTCCCCCCAAGCCGCGCTGCGCCTCCAGCCGGCGCCCAATGCCGAGACCGTCGAGCTGCTGTTCCGCGTGTTCGGCGACGTGCTCATCCCCCTCGACGAGCTGCGCGAGCGCTACTGGCGAAACCTCAACCGCCAGACCTTCGGCGCCGCCCTGGCCGAGGGTCGCATTCGCCTGCCCGTCACGCTGATGGACAGCAGCCGCAAGGCGCCGCAGTTCGTCCACATCCACCACGCCGCCGCGCTCATCGACATCCAGGCCTACGAGGCCGATCAGCGCCTGGCGGCCACAACGCCCACCGTCACGGGCGAGGAGGACTGACTATGGAATTCACCCTACAAACCGTCGCCACCCTTAAGCACATCAACCTGCGGCAGGAGGGCGGCAAGGAAGACTCCGCGCTGGCCTACGACATCAAGTTTGTCTGCCTCGTGCCCGCCGACCTGATCGACACGCTCATCTGCGTCGACAACGAAGGCGAGGCGCTGCAAGCGTTCTGGCGCGACGACAAGGACGGCAAGCCGCGCTTCCCGCAGCTCGGCGGCCTGAGCTTCCAGCGCCGCCTCAATGAAATCGAGTTCAATACCCTCGGCCTGCACCTGCCGGGCTGCAAAGTGGGCGGGTTCAGTTTCGAGGCGCTCGATGGCCGGCACGCCAACCTGCAGTTCAGCGTGGCCGTCAGCAGCCCGCCGGGCAACGCCCTGCCGATCCTCGCGGACTTCCTCAAGCAGGACATCGAGATCGAACTGCTCAGCCAGCAGCGCGACCTGCTGGCCGAGCAGCCGGACAACGTCCGCCCGATCCTGCGCGAGGCGAAAACCATGCTCGAGGAGATCCGCGACCTCGAGGCGGACCTCCTCGAGCAGTACGTCCCCATCACCCTCAACAGCGATGACGACGAACTGCTCGGCAGCGCCCGCGCCTTCGTCATCGAAACCCGCCGGGCAAGCATCAGCGCCCTGCAGCGCTACCTGAAGGTCGGCTACAACCGCGCCGCCCGGATGATCGAGGCGCTGGAGGCCGAGGGCACGGTAACGGCCATGAATAGCCACGGCGCCCGTGAAGTGCTGCGGCATTTCCCAGCAGAGGGAGCGTGACATGGGCTTCTACACCCGCTGCCGCGAATGCCACCGCCGGCTGCCGGAGCACCTGCAGGACGACGCCGGGCTGTGCGATGACCACGGCGACCTCGCCGCCGACTACCGCCACTACGACGCCCTGCGCGCCGAAGGCTACATGCCCTACCAGGCCAAGCTGATGGCTGGCCTCGCCGACCCACCAGACGACGAAGACTGATCCACCACACCGCCCGGCTGCTACCACCAGCCGGACGGGCAACCACCCCAAGGAGCACACCACAATGACCCAGACCCAAATCATCGCCCTGCTGGCGATCGTCATCGGCATGGCCGTCTTCGGCGCCCTCTGCCATCTCAGCGGCCGCCGCTTGATGGCCAACCGCACCGCCGAGCAGATCCGCAGCTCGACGACCATCAACCGGGAGCTACTGCAGAAAATCTCGCGCCTCCAGATCGCCAGCCGTGAGGCGATCGCCAGCCAGCACCAGGCCGAGGCGCAGCTCGCCCTGCACCGCAAAACCGATACTGCGCCGCCGCTGACCCAGGACGACCACCTTTCGCTGCTGTTCTCCGCCCGCACTCTCGGCCACGCCGCGCATGAATTCGGCAAGCGCGGCTCGAGCAAGGTCAACCAGTACGCCGCCGCGCAGGAGCGCCTCCGCGATATCGCCCAGCGCTTGAACGTCGCTCTGCAGAACCCGAGCCGCCAGCACGAAGACGCCATCCGGATCGACTGGCTGGAGGAAAACAGCACCCTGGACTTTTTCGATCTGGAAACGGCCACGATCCGCATCCCCTTCGAGACCGACACCATCCACCTGAAAACCCTGCGCGAGCTGCTCGACCGCGCGAGGCTCGAACACCCCTTCACCGGCGCTGACGACCAGCCCCAGGCGGCCGTCGCATGAAGCGCCTGATCCGCCTCTCCCCCGAAGCCGCCGGGCGCCTGATGCGCCGTCACTCCGTTGCCGAAGCGCTGTTGATTGAGCAGCAACGCTACCTCACCGAGTTCACCCGCCGCGTGCGCGAAACGCTCGGCACCGAAGCGCTCTGGCAGCTCCAGGCCGATACCCGCAACGCCATCGCGCTGGCCGAACTGCAGCAGGAGGTGTCCGCGTGAACATCCAAACCGCATTCCCGGACGCCATGGCCAGCTACCTGGCCCGCGGAGGGCAGATCCAGCAGTTGCCGGGCTTCGTTTCCGCGCCGCTGCCGCAACGCGTGGAGCCGTCGCCATCGAAGCCGCGGAAGAAGTCGGAACCCATTCCGGCATCCGTCGCCCGCGAGGCAGCCGACAACACCCTGCTGCCGCGCGTGCTGGCATTCGCCGCGCTGGGCATTGGCGCCCACGCCGCCGCGAAGAAACTCGGCATCGGCCGCGCCCGCATCGAGCGCATCGCCGCAAAACATGGCGTCACGTTCAAAGGGGCTCGCTCATGACCTGGATACTCACCTACAGCGGCCGCGCCTTCGACCTGGCACAGCCGCGCGCCGACCTCATCAGCTCCGTCGACATCGCCCACGCCCTGTCGATGATCTGCCGCTTCGGCGGCCACCCCCGCCGCCACTACTCCGTCGCCCAGCACAGCCTGCTGGTGGCCAGCATCGTGCCGCCGGAACACCAACTGGTGGCGCTGCTGCACGACGCGACCGAAGCGTACATCGGCGACATGGTCCGGCCGCTCAAGGTATCGGGGCTGATGGAGAACTACTGCGCCATCGAGGATCGCCTCTGGCTGGTCATCTGCGAGCACTTCCACCTCGAACCGGAGCTGCCGGCCTGCGTGAAAGAGGCGGACATGATCGCCCTGGCCACCGAGCGCCGCGAGATCATGCCCGACCACCCCGCCGCCTGGGACTGCCTCGCCGGCGTCAAGGCGCTGCCGCAGTCGCTCTCCAACTGGCAACCGGAAACGGCCCGCCAGGCCTTTCACGACCGGCTGCTGGAGCTGATGGGCACAACCCACCGCGCGAGGGCCGGAGCATGAACAAGTTCCTCGACATCCTGCTGCCGCGCTTCATCACCGAGGACGTCGCCCTGCGCGACGACGGCGACCACCTGGTGATCGCCTGCGCCCTGGCCGACGTGAAGCCAGGCGAGGAATTCCCCGCGATCGCTACAGTGCGCAACTTCAACCTGTTCGGCCGGGCCCTGTTCCCGAAGATTATTGGCGAGCCCAGGGACTGGCCGGTGAACAATCACACCCAGGGCACGCCATTCGATGCCGCCACTGTGCCGTCGAGTCCGCCTCTACCGGCCTGCCCGTTCTGCGGAGGACCGCCCAAGGTCATCGTTGGTATCGAAGAACCGCCGTTCAGCGAAGCGCCCAGGCAATGCTCCTACGGGTGCGCTGGCCGTGAGATCGCCGCAAACACCTTCTGTCACGAGTGTGGCGCCGAGGGACCCAAGCACTACGACGTCATCTTCAGCATCACCGACTACGACGCCGCAGCAGAGGCGGCCGCCGAGCTGTGGACCGAGCGGACCAACAAGAACGGGCACCTATACGACCCGAATAGCGAAGGCGCAACCGACGAACGCGATGCTCTCCAACTGCTCACACTGCGCAAGGTCGAGCAGATGGCCGCTTACTACGAGGCGCCGAAGGGGTTCTTCGACTGGCTCGACCAGCAGGTGACGCTGCACGGCGGCGTGCCAACCGCCCCCGAACCGGCCGGCTTTCGTATCGAAGTGACGCCGGGCACCGCCGGGGAGGACCGCACATGAACCTCGCCACCCATCACACCCACGCCCGTGCCGCGCGAAAGCGCGGCGGCGGCCGGGCACGTCGCTTCGCGCTCACCCTGTTGCTGGCGGGCCGCCCTGCTCTACTCAAGGGGGGCGACCTAGAGAGCCTCTGCTGCGCAGCAGCAGGCCTATTTCTTCCCGATCTGCCCGCCACCGCAGGCGCTTCTACCCCATCAACAGGCGTGCGCCGCGCGCCCCCATTGGGCACCCCGCTCCGCTATCGCAATAGCCCGCACGCGCAGCTTGTCGTGGGGTATGGGCACGTTATCCGCCATAGCAAGCCGATAGGCGCGGGTGGCCAGCCATGACCGCCTTCCGCCGTCACAATCTCGCCGAGGCCGTCTATCAGGCACAGCTCCCGCTCGACCTTCGCCAGTACCTGAACATCGATCTGTTCGCCGGCGGCGGTGGCGCCTCCGACGCTATGGAGGAGGAAACCGGAGAGTGCGTCGACATCGCCGTGAACCACGACGACGACGCAGTCAGCATGCACATCGTCAACCACCCACAGACGACCCACTACCGCGAGGACATCCGCCTGGTCGAGCCGCGCGTTGCAACTCAAGGCCGCCCGGTCGGCCGACTGCACGCCAGCCCGGAATGCACGCACCACAGCCAGGCGCGCGGGGGACAGCCTCGCAGCAAGGAAAGCCGGTCGCTGTCATGGATGGTCATCAAGTGGGTTGGTCAGACCCTGCCGCTGATGCTCACCATGGAGAACGTCATGCAGGTGCTGCAGTGGGGGCCACTGATCGCCAAGCGCTGCCCGCACACCGGCCGAGTCGTCACGCTGGATATGGTCACCGACCCAGCCACCGGCAAGCCCACCCACCGCGTGGCCGAAGTCGGCGAGCGCGTGCCCGTTCACAACCAGTACCTGGTGCCCGACCCTAAACGCCGGGGCAAGACCTGGGCGCGCTTCCTCCATCTGCTGCGCGACAAGGGCTATCAGCTCCACTACGACAAGCTGGTCGCCGCGGACTTCGGCGCCGCCACCACACGGGAACGCCTGTTCTTCATCGCCCGCCGCGACGGCGTGCAGCTCAACTGGCCAGAGGCGACCCACGCCAAGGTGCCAGGGCCGGGCCAGCTGCCATGGGTGCCGGTAGCCACGTTCATCGACTGGAGCCTGCCGTGCCCGTCCATCTTCCTCGATGCCGAGGCAGGCAAGGCTGCCGGCGTGCGCCGCCCGCTGGTCGGCAAGACCATGGAACGGCTGCGCAAGGGCGTGCGCAAGTTCCTGACCGAACACCCCGATCCGTTCATCGTCAGCGTGAACCACGGCGGCGGCGACTTCCGTGGCCAGTCAATCCATACACCGGCAGCAACCATCACCGGCGGCCAAGGCTTCGCTGTAGCACAACCACTGCTCGCCCCGTTCATCACCGAGCACGCCAACGCCAGCACCCAGCGCAATATGTCGGCGGCCGAGCCCGGGCGCACGATCTGTAGTGAGGTCAAGGGCGGACACTTCGCCGTGGTCGCTCCTGTGCTGGTCGGCGCGGGCGGCCCGAGCTATGCCGGCAAGCCGACCAGTTGCGAACAGCCGACCGGCGCGATCCTCACCGAAAACCACCGCGCGGTCGGCGTGGCGTACCTGGCGCAACACAACGGCGGGTACAACACCACGCTGGGCCGGCACCCCACCGAGCCAGCCACGGCACTGACCACCACCGGCAGCCAGCAGAACGTCGTCACCGCCAGCCTGATCACCCTGCGCAACGGCTGCACCGGCCGGGATCTGCGCGAAGGCGCCCCAGCCATAACCGCCGGCGCTGACAACCTGGCACTGATGGAATGCACGCTATCGCCCGAGCACCAGGCGGGCGCCGAGCGCGTGGCGGCATTCCTGATGGGCTACTACGGGTCAGACAATACGTACGACCCGCGCAACCCAGCCGCCACCATCACCACCCGCGACCGGCTCGCCCTGGTGACGGTGACCATCAAGGGCAACCCCTATGTAATCGTCGACATCGGCATGCGCATGCTCACCCCGCGCGAGCTGTACCTGATCCAGGGCTTCCGCCCGACCTACAAGATCGACATCGGCCACGACGGCCGCCGGTTCAGCAACAAGGCCAAGGTGAGGATGTGCGGCAACTCGGTATCGCCGAAGCCTTATCAAGCCCTGCTCAGGGCGAACCCGTTGTTCCCGCGCGAAGCCGTGCAGGAGGCCGCATGACCACGAAGCCCATCTCCACATCGCAGCTGACCGGCATCGCACTGGCCTACGCCATCGGGCAAGCAATGAATCTCCCTCTGGTAATCCTGCCCAGCGAGTACGCCAGCGGTCCGCGTCTGTTCGTCAAAGAGAGGCACGGGCTCCTTAGCTTTCGCCCAGATCGAGATGCCCAGCAAGCCTGGCCGCTGTTCTGCCAGTACGGTCAACGGGCCCGCCTGGAACTGCATTTCCACTACAACGGTGCGAGCTGCCTCCATGCCGGAATCCGAATCGGCAACACCGCCGACCGGATGTTGACCGCTGGACTTCGCGCGCTGGTCACGCACCTGCACGGCCAAGCCGTCGAGATCCCAATCGAACTGCTGGAGGCCGCATGACCATCACCTCCCCAGTCATCCGCTACCACGGCGGCAAGTTCCGCCTGGCCCAATGGGTGCTCAAGCATTTCCCGCCGCACACCTGCTACGTCGAGCCCTTCGGCGGCGCCGCCGGCGTACTGATCCAGAAAGAGCGCAGCTATGCCGAGGTCTACAACGACCTCGACGGCGACGTGGTGAACCTGTTCCAGGTACTGCGCGACGAAGACGCCCGGGCACGCCTGATCGAGCAACTGGTACTCACGCCCTACGCCCGCGGCGAGTTCGAGGCCGCATGCGCCCCCCAGGCCGAGCAGCCAGATCCAGTCGAACGCGCGCGCCAGGTGATCGTTCGCGCCCAAATGGGATTCGGCAGCGCCGGAGCAACGAAGGGTATCACCGGCTTCAGGACGGACACAGCCCGCGCCTACGGCACCGCTCAGCAGCTCTGGGCGCGCTACCCCGACCAGCTTGCCGCAGTCGGTCAGCGGCTCGCCGGCGTGCTGATCGAGAACCGCCCTGCGATCGCCGTGATGCAGGCTCACGATGCGCCGACGACGCTCCACTACGTCGACCCGCCCTACCTGCACGACACCCGCGTGCGCGGCGCTGCCAAGGGCCGTTACTACAAGCACGAGCTGGACAACGTCGAGCACCAGGAGCTGCTGGCCACCCTCCAGCAGCTGCAGGGCATGGTCGTGGTCTCCGGCTACCCCAGCGAGCTCTACGACACCGCCCTGCAGGGCTGGGCACGCAACACCACGTCCGCGCGGATCTCCGCCGGCCGCGGCGGCGCCACCCGCCAGGAATGCCTATGGCTCAACCCCGCCTGCATGGCAGCGCTGGAACAACGCGGCCTGCCGCTGGAGGGTGCCGCATGAGCCGAATAAACGAGCTAATCGGCTCACGCCGCTACCTGATCGAGGAGTGCATGCCATGAGCGCCGCACCTGAGATCGGCAACTACCCGGTGGACAAAGTGCTTGAGGCGAAGCTCGCCGAGCTGATCGGCACGACGGCCAAAGCACTCGAGCGGAAGCGGGAACGCAAGATCATCCCAGAAGGCGTCTGGCAGAAGCTGGACGGCCGCATCATCTACAGCATCAGCAGGTACAACGCATGGCAGGAAAGCCAATGGACATGCCCACCGGCGTTGAGCCCGTCGGCAAACGACTCCGCATCCGATTCACCTGGCAGAAGGTCCGCCGCTGCGAAACGCTCGGCTACCCCCAAACCCCGAAGGGGATCGCAGCAGCAGCCAGTCTTCGTGATCAAGTAATCCAGCTCAACGCGCTGGGCCTGCTGAACGACGAGAAGTACCTCGAGCTGTTCCCGAATACCAGCTACGTGCTGCACAAGCTCGTGCCACTGTTCGGGGAATATGCGCAGCTCTGGCTGAACAGCCGGGTGATCGTCAAGAAGACCCGCGACAACTACAAGCGCGCGCTGAACAAGTACTGGATGCCGACGCTAGCCGTGGTCCCGGTCGACCAGGCGACCTCCCTGATGCTGCGCAAAATAGTCGAGGCAACGGCCTGGCCATCGTCGACAGAACGACTGTTCGCGATCAAGACCATCAGCAGCATCTTCACCTCGGCGATAGCCGACGAGCTGATCGGAAAGAATCCTGCAGCATCCCTCGTTCGCGGCAAAATCCAGCGCCCCGAGGTAGACCCCTACCAGCAGGCCGAGGCGGATCGCTTGATCGCCGAACTCTACGCAACGCTGGAAGGACCGCTCCGGATCTACGCTGCCTATTTCGAGTTCGCGTTCTACACCGGGATGCGGCCCTGCGAAATGCTGGGGCTGAGGCTTGATGCGCTGGACGTAGGCCGGCGCCGGCTGAAGGTGCAGAGGATCATGGTAGATGGCGAGATCCACGAGCGGGTGAAAACCAAATACACCCGCGATGTGCTGCTCAATGAAAGGGCGCTAAATGCGCTGGAGGAGGCGCAACGGATCAGAGAGCCCGGCCGGGCCTTCGTGTTTCCGCCGTCCGATGGAAGAGGGGAGTTTGTTGCCTCGGAGAACACACCGAAGGTCTATCTCCGCGCCGCCGCCAAGAAGCTGGGCATTCGCTGGCGACGTCAGTATGCTACGCGCCACACTTACGCGACGGTCTGCCTGATGGCAGGCATGACGCCAGCCTTCGTCGCCCGGCAGCTCGGGCACAGCGTCCAGGTGTTACTCGAGCGCTACGCGCGCTGGATCGATTCAGACTCTGACTTCCTGGAGCTGGACAAGCTGAAAGCGTCGACAGGTGGTACAGAATTGGTATAGCAAGAAACACAAGAATCAGCATCGATCTGATTTTATTGAAGTTTTCAAGAAGGTGGCGGCCTACCAAAAGTAAGCTGCTGCCCTCTCCTAAAAGCCGGCCACAAGCCGGCTTTTTTATTGCCCGCAATTTCTCTTTGTAACGCCTTGGAAACGAGAAAATCCCCTCCCCAGGGCTGGCAAATCGCCACGCACCGAGGCATGCTCCTGCGTCGCCTGGTCACAACGCCCGCGTCACCCCGAAGAAAGAGCTCCCACGCCATGAACCGCTCGGCGCGAGGAGAAGACATGCCTGTACGGAAAATACGATCATCCGATCGATCGATAGAACAGCCGGCCCGCCGCGCGTTCCGTTGAAACAGCCGACTTGCCGATAGAACCGAGAAACCATGCAGCGTTCCCCCGACGGCGTCGCGCGCCAGCCCTCTGCCCCACACTGTTCGCTGGTCATCGCTACGCTGCACGACGACGGCGAGTTGGAGCCTTGCCTGGCGAGCCTGGTGAAACAGGAGAATGCGCCGACGTTCGAGGTGATCGTGGTCGACCAGAATGGCGACGATCGCCTGGTCGAGGTGATCGCCCGTTTCGCCGGGCTTCTCGATATACGCCATGAGCAGGTCGACTTCCGCAGCGCCACCCGTGCGCGCAACCTCGGTGCGCGCCTGGCGCGGGGAATCTGGCTGGGTTTTCCGGACGACGACTGCCAGTTGCTCTCGGATGCCCTGGGCGAAGTGCAACGACTCTCCAACGATCCGCTGACCCAGGTGATCACCGGCCAGACCATCGACGAAACCGGCGCGCCCAACGTGCTGCGCTGGAAGCAGGAGCCGACCGAGTTCACCCGCCGCACGATGTTCAGTTGCCTGACGGAAGCCACGCTCTTCGTGCGCCGCGAGCTGTTCCTGCGGGCCGACGGCTTCGATGAGCGCTTCGGTCCCGGCGCCCCCTTCCCCGCGGCCGAAGGCATCGACCTGATGAACCGGCTGTTCGAGCACATGGACGGTCAGAAAGCCTGCTACAGCCCGCGGATCAAGATGCAGCACCCGAGCAAGATGCCGCCCTGGAATGCCTGGGCCGTGGGTCGTTTCCACAGCTATGCCATCGGCGATGGCGCGCTGATCGCGAAGAATCCGCAGCCTCATATGCTCAACTGGGGCATGCGTACGCTGGTTTCCTCGTTCATCCAGCTGTTCACGCTGGACGCCTGGAGAAGCGCGGCCTTCGCCGCGCGAATCCTCGGCATGCTGCGCGGCTTTACCGCCTTCCACCTGGCATCCTGGCGCAAATGACATGCGTGGGCTGAAGTACATTTCCTGGGGTGACACCACCGGTTACGCGGTCGCGGCGAAGGCCTATGTCCGCGCGCTTGTGGATGCCGGCGTCGAGCTGACGTGGGCACCGATGCTGCCCGGCGCGGATCGCTATCAATTGCAGCCGGTCACCGACTGGCCGGAAACCAAGCTGAACGGCGTATGCAACCGGCCGATCGACTACGACACCGTGCTGATCCACACCGTGCCGGAGTATTTCCCCGCGCTGATCGAACAGGAGCGCCAGGCCGGGCGACGCATCCTCGGCTACACGGTGTGGGAGCTGGAAAACCTGCCGACGCACTGGCCAGAGATTCTCAACCAGCTGGACGCGGTGCTGGTGCCTTGCCAGTGGAACGTCGAGGTGTTTCGCCGCGCCGGTGTGAACGTGCCGATCCACGTGGTGCCCCACCTGCCCCAGTTCGAGAGCCTCGCCGAAGCCGCCCCCGCGGCGCGCGCCGCGCTGCGGGCACGCTTGCCGCGGGACGACCGGAAGCGCTTCGTGTTCTACACCGTCGGCTACTGGTCCAACCGCAAGGCGCCCTACCTGGCGCTCGAGGCCTACTGGAAGGCCTTCGACGCCAGCGATCCGGTGTTGATGATCGTGAAGACCAGTCGCAACGACATCACCCAGTGGCATCGCCACTGGCGCAATGGCTTTCGCCTTCGGCATCCGTCGCCGGTGCGCAGCGTCGCGCGGCTGGCACGCCGCTTCGCCAATCCCGCGCCCGTTGCGGTGATCGCGGAGGAGTCCCTGAGCGACGAGGAAATGCTCGCACTGCACGAGATGGGCGACTGCTTCGTTTCGCTCACGCGTACCGAAGGCTGGGGCCTGGGTGCCTTCGACGCGGCGCGGCAGGGCAAGCCGGTGGTGATCACCGGCTATGGCGGGCAGCTGGACTATCTCGACCCCGCACTCAGCGCGCTGATCGACTACACCCTGGTGCCCGTCCACGAACCGACCTGGTCCGCCAGCTACAAGCCGTCCGACCTTTGGGCCGAACCCTCGGTGGAGCAGGCCGCGCGCCAGCTGCGGACGATCTTCGAGGCGCCCGTCGCGGCTCGCCAGCGCGCGGTGCAGCAGGCGGCGAGCATCGCCCGCGATTTTTCCCCGGATGCCGTGATCGCGGCCCTCCTCGAGGCCCTCGCATGACCAGCCCGATCCCCAACGTCTTCCATTTCGTCTTCGGCCTGCGCGAACAGACCGAGCCGTTCCACCTGATGTACTACCTCTGCCTGGCCTCGTGCCTGGAGGTGAACCAGCCCGACGAGGTGCACTTCCACTATCACAATGAGCCACACGGCGAATGGTGGGAGCGAATCAAGCCGCGGCTGCGCCTGCGGCGCATCGACCCCGAGCGCTTCGTCGCCGACTACCGCTACGACGACCCCACGGTGGCGGCGTTCCGCTATGCCCACCTGGCCGATTTCGCGCGACTGCGGATACTGCTGGAAGAAGGCGGCATCTACGCCGACATCGACAGCCTGTTCCTGCGCCCCTTGCCGACGGACTGGCATTCGCGGCAATTCATTCTCGGCGAGGAAAAGGCCCCCGCCGGCGCCGAGGACGACCGCTCGCTGTGCAACGCCTGGATCGCCTCGGCGCCCGGTGCCGAATTCTGCCGGCACTGGCTCGACGCGATGACCGAGGCGTTCGACGGCAGCTGGAGCAATCACTCCACGCTGTTGCCGTACCGCCTCAGCAAGCGCTTCCCCGACCTGCTGGATATCCAGCCGCCCACTTCCTTCTATTCGCTGGACTGGACCCCAAAGGGCATCGAAGACCTGCTGCTGCGAAACGTGACGCTGCCGGACGAGGCCCGCAGCCTGCACCTGTGGAATCACCTGTGGTTCGACGAGTCGCGCCTGGACTTCAGCCATTTCCATGCCGCACTGTTGACGGTCGACTACGTCGCCTTCGCCGACACCACCTACGCGCGCAATGCCCGGCGTTTCCTGCCGGCGGACGCCAGGCCCAGCCTGCTGGCCTACCAGCGGCAACGCGCGATGGCCCTGCTGAGCCATCCCCGGCACAGCGTCCGATCCTGGCTGAACTCGCGATGA